CTTAATTTTCTTCAAAGTGTCTTGTGCATGATTGCCCTAAAGTATCGGACAATTTTTTGACTACCTCGAACCATAACAACCTGTTTAATGCTTCCTGTTTCAAACTCTAGTATGAGCCTGACATTTTCAGCTTTTCAGTTCCTCCACCATTTGGAAACGTTTGCATTCACTACAGTCTAGGACGTATTAATTTTCATTCGGGTTTGGCTAATTACTAGCTCCCTATGACGTCCCCCCCCTGCCGTTTCACGTTGCCCCCAATTGTCAGGGTTCAAGCCTGACTTCTAAGCCTTCTAAGTTTGCTTAGTCCCTGAGGGTCTAACAACCTACCAACATCAACCACTGATAAGAGGTTATCATGGTTTAAATCATTATGTCAACATATAAGATAATAAAGGATAATGTGACATCTTCATTTAAATATAAATACAACCTGATAAAATAAAAAAGACCATGAGCAGAAAAATACAGTTAGATAATAAAAAGATAGAGTTAATAAAGAAAGATATTGAACGCCTAGGGCTACACCCTACATCAGCCATAATTCGTCACTGTGGGGTTTCTGAGTCCGTGGCTATGGGTTGGTTACGTTTCGGCGAGAAAGTCCGAGTAACCCTAGATACTGATACTGATACTGATACTATAGATACTGTTACTGTAACAGATACTAAGAACCTGAACCCTAGTGACAGATACAAGCAACTAACCCTAAAGTTACATGATACAGTTACTGGAGCAGTTACAGAGTTTGAGGCTATGCAATTAACGGAATTAACGTCTTCAGAGAATGAAGCTGTTAAGAGTAAGAATAGCCAGTGGCTTCTGTCTAAAAAATACCCTGACAGATACGGAGACCATAAGAATCAAACAACGATAGACGACCAAGCCAACAGCCTTATTCAAGCATTAATTAATATTAACCTCCCTAATCCTGAAGATAAAAAGCCAATAGATAAAACGGAATAACGCCGTTTAAAACGCCGTAAGACATTCCAAACCCAATAAGGACAACATTCCAAACAGTTGGGAATCATTCCAAACAGGTCAAGGACATTCTAAATAATGTTAATGTGTCCCTATTTGGAAGTAACCCGAAGACAGACCCAATGACCCCCGAGTACCCCCTGACACAGTAGGGCACGGCTACGGGGATTCTAGGGACTCTTAGCCCCATTCCTTGACCCTTCCCAGCCAAGAAAAATTTCGAGCTTGGGGTGGTTGGGTGGTGGTGGTGGTGGTGATGTGGGGGTGGTGGTTGTGGTGGGTGTTGGGTGGTACTTGGTGATGGGGGGGTGGTTCTTAGTCGTCAATGTCTGTATATCTATGTGGTACTACCTCCTGTAAATTTTATGCTAGAATGTGACTCATGATAGAAACACAACGAGATGCATTGTTCCAAGCCATCGGATACAAGCCTACTTCAGCACAGCTTGATATTCTTAACGATGATGCTAGATTCAAATTAGTCGCAGGTGGCGTAAGAGCAGGAAAGTCTAACCTTGGGGCTATGTATATGTTTGAGAAGATTATGGCTAAGATAGTTGAGGACCCTGATAATGCTTCAGGCAGTGTCTATTGGCTAGTTGCTGCAGATTATGAGAGGACTAGAGGGGAGTTTGACTATCTGGGCGATGCATTTAACAGGTTAGGGATTATTAAACGTGCCACACGACAGGTAGACCCCGGTTATATTGAGGTGTCAGTTGGCTCTAAGAACTTAAAACCGTTGATAATAAAAACTAAGTCTGCAACTGACTACAGGAAACTTGCGATGGAAGCTCCAATGGGCATCGTTGCATGTGAGGCTTCGCAGTTGGACCAAGAAAGTTACTGGCGATTGATGGAGAGAGTAGCAGAAAAGCGTGGTTGGGTATTTTTAGAGGGAACATTCGAGGGTAGTCTGGGATGGTACCCCCAACAATTTACGTCATGGCAGTCTCCGGGTATCCAAAATTTAGAGAGTGCAAAAAGTTTTTCTTTACCGACATGGACTAATACACATATATTTCCGTTGGGAGAGGATGACCCCGAAATTGAAAAGATGAAGGTTGAGCATTCCGATGAATGGTTTAATGAACGTGTCGCCGGAATACCAAGTCCTCCAAGTGGATTAGTTCATCCGTCATTTAATGTAAATATTCATGTGAGGGAAGTAGAATATGACCCCGATGAGATTGTTTATTTAGCTTTAGACCCCGGATATTCTAGGATGACAGAGAGTGCGTATGCCGTTGAGGTTTGCCATATAATTGATGGTCAAGTTCAAGTGTTTGATGAAATTTATGAGAGAGAATTAGTTGTGTCAGACATAATTGATTTGGCTAAAAGAAGATTCTGGTGGAATAATTCTAATAAGTTTGGAGTAATTGACGTTGCAGGGAATGCACATGCCGGAGCAATGCCATCAAATACTGAGATATGGTTTAAACAAGGAAATATTATTATGCAAAGTCAGCCCGTAAAGATAATTGACGGGATTGAAAGAATGAATAGCATGTTAAAACCTGACCCTTTGGAGATGGAGCCCGGATTAATTATTGACCCCAAGTGTAGAGGACTAATTTCTGAGCTTGGTGGAGCACCAAATCCCTTTGATGGACAGGTTAGAGTTTACAGTTGGCAGATGAATAGAGAAGGTGGGGTAGTTGGAAATGTTCCAAGAGACAAGTATAATCATGCTATAAAGGCATTGACTTACCTGATGGTTAATCAGTTTGGTTATGCCGGCAATGAAAACTATCAGAGGGAAACAATCCCGGTAACAAGGTTTAGATAATGGCTAGAAAAACTCAAGACGAAGTAGTAAATGGAATTTTAAATAAAATAGAAACTCTATTTGACGAAGACCAACCTTTACATGACAGAATGGATATGGATTATTCCTCATGGAGATTAACTCAATTTGTTCCAGACGAAGAGGAAGGTGTCGACCCAGAAGATGCTTACACAACTAACTCACTTAGAACATTAGCAGACAAGATAGAAAGTTTTATTTCTGGTTCTGAGCAAGTTGTAAGAGTGCACAATGATGCAGCAGACGAACAGAAAAGAGCAGCCAACGATAATTTAGAAAGATTAGTTATCGGTATGCACAGGCAAATAAACAAGAGATTGCAAAGAAAAGGTGAGCCTTTACTTGTATCACAACTAGCTTGGTACTCTACGGTACGGGGTGGTAGGATAGCAGCAAGGTCATTGCTTAGAAAACAGGCAAACGGTGAGACTTATGCTGAGATAAAACCTTTAGACCCTAGGCATTTGGTTGTTCAGTACGGAGAAGATGAGCCAGTATTCGCAGCATACAGAATGACTAAAACAAGAATTGAAATTAGGGACACCTATAAAAATTTTAAATTCAACGATGTCACGCTTGATGACGGACATGAGGTTGAGTTTATTTACGATTGCTATGAAAGACAGATTGTAAATGGCAAAGTTAAATATATGAATTACGTCATTATTGATGACAAGTACGCAAAGAAACCTGCAGATACATTCTCAATGATGTTCCCAATATGTTCTGTTCCTGTTGGTAGCGTACCATTACTTGCCACATCTGATACAGGAATGAGACAGATTGACAGTATGGCTGACATCGAAGACCCAATTCGAGACTTCTCTGAGTCCATTTTCGCTGCTAACAGGGATATAATTAAATTTAAAAATAGAGTTTTTTCTTACAGGATGGCACTTGCTGCAAGAGCAGTAGACCAAGCTTATAAAGTTTCTTCATTAGACGGAACTAAGGCGTTGGAAGACAACCCATCTAAGAAGGGGTCACAGATAAATGTGTCAACTCAGAACCAAGAAGATGTGCAACCTATGCCATTGTCACAATCACCAAGAGATGCAGACGTATTACTTGGTGCAATCAATGATGATGAAGTAGACGGTGGATTACCACCTCAAGCTTTTGGAATATTACAGGCACCTATTTCTGGTTATGCAATGAGGCAACTTGGAACTAACATTGAACAGAAAGTTATCCCAAGATTAACAGCAGTACAGAATTTATTAGAGATGTCTTTTGAGCATTTAGTTATGATGTATGAAACTAAATCGTACAAACCATTAAATGTTTCTGGGAAAACTTACGCTAAAATGCCTTTTAATGGACCGATTGCACCTGATGATATAAAAAACCACGGTGATTTAACATTTACTTTACTGCCTGCATTACCAGAAGACGATATGCAAAGATATTCTATTGCACAGATGGCAACTCAACCTACAGCAAGTGGTGAGTCATTAGTCTCGATGGACTTTGCTAGAGATAAAATACTTAGAATGCAGGATGCTGACTTAGAAAGACAAAGAATATACGAACAAATTGCAAGAACATCATCACCTATTATGCAGTTAGTTCAGCTTTACACTGCAGCAATGAAGAGTGGTGATGAGCAGATGGCTCAACATTACTTGCAAGAAATAAAAGTTGCTGAGGAACAAAAGCAGATGCAAGAACTTGCACAACGCATGACGTTTATGCAACAATATGGACAGATGCAGCAGCCAACGGCACCCCAACAACAGGGAGCCCCTACATCGGATGGAGTAAGACCAGAGGTAATGCCTAATGCAGCCATGGGTGGCATACCCAACACTCCATCACCAAACCAAGGCAATAACACGGCAGGTCCCCGACCCGGAGCTCAAAGTGATAGAACTCAATTACTTAGAAGTATAGGACTTGAAGAATAATGAATGAATATGAAGTAAGATTTCGTGGTAAAGATGGTGTTGTAAGAACAAAAGTTGTTCGAGGAACATCACAACAAGATGCAGAAAATAAAGTAATATTGGAAGAGGGTGAAGAACTTGTACCATTAATTGACACACGTCCTGTTGGTTCAGGCGAAGGTGGTATTGGAGATGTAGCTGCTTCTAACGAAAGTTTACCAAGTTCACCTTTTAATTTAACTAGAGAACAACTTGAACAAGAAAGAGCACCATTTGCTCAATTTCAAAGAGGTTTTATATCAGGTTTAGGTCGTGACCCTAATGAACAATTAGGTGGAGCAGAAAGAAGATTTTTTCAAAACAGGCAACAGGCAGGGCTTTCTTCAATATTATTTAATGCTTTACAAGACCCAAAAACTTTTCAAGACTTTATTGCTTCAGCAGGTGTTAAAGATTTAGATGAAAATGATATAAACTTTATTAATTCTCAAAGACAACTACAAGGATTAGCTCCTATAACAGATGCTGCAACACAAAAAGCATCACAATTTAGGCTAGCTGAAGCTGCAAAAAACCTTGGAGCACAAGGTGTAGATATTTTCCAAAACGCAAGAGATACATTTAGAAATCTTTTAGCAGGCAGCAAAACTGGTTTTAGTGATGCAAGTGTTGGTGTTCCTAGCACCACAGGTAGAACAGCACAACTAACTGCATTGCAAGAATTGACTAATCCTAGCATGAACAACAGTCAAGCAGTTAATGATTTACTTAATCTTGCATCAGGAGCAGCACAAGATAGATATGGTTCATTTTTAGGAAGCAGAATAATGCCTACTGCTGGTAGCTTGACATCACAATTTGCAACTGCTGCTGCACCAGAAAGAGAAGCAGGTTTCTTAGAATTCTTAGGTAACAGGTTAGGATTAACTTAAATGGCAATTCCAAATTTTGACATTGGTGGTCTATCAAGCTATCAAAGACAATTATATGATGCTGCACCTAGAGATGTGTTCTTTGCTGGTCTTCCACAAAACTTATCTTTTAATCAAAGAAGGTTTTTTGAAAACCAATACCAACCTATATTTTCAGATTTTCTTGGGCAAAATGTAAGAAGAACTGCAAGTGGTCAAGATGCAATGCCTTTTTTAGATTACATGGCAGGATTAGATGTAAACAAAATGCAAAAAGATGCACCAATGAGCCAAACAGGCATGGGCGAAAGAGGTATTACTTCTACTGGTAGATTCTTTTATGGAAGATAATAATGGTATTTCAAAGATTTCAAGAAGATTTGAACAACTGGTTAAATCAAGGCAATAATAAACAAGAACTAGATAACATTGCTAAAGAAGTAACCGGGATTCCTACTGTTAAAGTAAAAGACCCACAAGTTTTTACTCAATTTATACAAGACAGTAACCCTCAATTACCTCAACCTCAACCAGAACCTGAAGCACCAGTAACACAAGAACCATCTCAATTTATAGGCAAAGGTGGTTTGATTGACCCACAAAGAGTAAAAGAATTTGGTTTAGGTTTAGCAGAGCTTGGTAGTTATGGTTTTGGGCAAGCAGGTGAACAGTTAAGAAATATAGATATTGGTGGTCAACCTTTATATGAAGTAGGTCAAGTACAACAACCTTTAATTGACCCACAGGTTGCTATGGAGTTTGCTGCAAGAGCTGGTGGTCCTGAAATACCAGAAGCTGTACCTTTTCTTGGTGGCATGACACCTGCAGAAGCATTAGCAGGAGGTGCTGCGTATTTGACATCACCGTTAGATGCAGCAATAACAGCAGGAACAGTTGGATTAGGACCTGCAGCAAGTGCTGGTATTAAAGCTACTAGAGCAGCATTACCTGCAACTACATTAGGTAAGGGTGCTAAGGCTTTATTAAAATCAGCAGAATTACTTGTTGAACCTGTTACTAAAGGTGGAGTGGGCAAAAGACTTGCTGGCGAAGTTGCATTAACTACGCCAACTTTGACGACACTTGCAGGAACTGAAAAAAGAAAAGAAGAAGGCATTGCATACGGATTTGAAAATGCAGCAGCAGCAATTGCTACTGGATTAACAGGAACTGTAGGGGGAAGTGCATTAATATCAAAAGTTAATGTTCCAAGAATAAAAAATGCTTTTAAGAGTGAGGATGTTGCACTGGCTGCTTCAAGTTTAGATGGTAGCAACCCTAATTATGCAAAAGAAATACTTGATGACCCAGTTTTTAATGCACATTATAAAACAGTTACTTCAAATCAAAAAAGATTTATTGATAACTACATAAAACAAACAACTAAGTCTAGTGCAATTACTCAATCACAAAAAGATTTTTTGTATAAAAAACTTCTTACTACCTATAATACTAATCGCTTGCAAAAAGTAGCTGATGCTTTGC